CCTTCCATCCGCAGCTTCGCCACATCCAGTTCGTGCCCAACCTCTTTGCTCTTCGCGTCCGCGAGTGCCTTGAAGCGGTCCACTTCCATCTTCTGACGGTCCAGTTCTACGCGCATGATCTCGATCTGCTGCTGGGCCTCGATCGCCTCCTGGGCCGGGTCTGGCTTCGGCTCCTGTGGCGGGGACATAGCGGGATCGGTCACGAACCGGGACGAATCCTTGAATCCAAGTGCTTCGACCAAAGCGGTCGCGGTCTCGTATGCGTTCTGTGGGGTCACCATATTGGAGAGGCCAACCGATGTGAGTTTCTCCTGAAGCGATGCGATCGTCTGGAGGTTGCTGATCCGCTCCATCCTCGATCCATGACCCAGGCCCACATTGATCCGGCAGTCGAGGTTGGTCGCCCAGTCGCTCGGGTTGACTGGAGTCCACTCCCCTCGGAGCTTGATCATAAATTCCTTGCCGACATGGAGCAGCAAGGCCCGGTAGATCAACTCAAACATCCTCTTGATGCCGGTGTCGGCGAAGATCCTCGCGTACATCGTGATTCTCTGGGCAGCGGCAGAACTCTCGACCATCACGCCCAGTGCGGTCTTGTTCACTGCGTTGGGGGATATGCCCGCGCCCTCGGGTGAGATCCCGGTGCGGCTCTTCAGCATCTGCTGGTGGAGGCTCAGTGCCGGGATCATGTCCTGCCCGTTGCTGGGCGTTTGCAGGGTGCGGATTGCTCCGGGTGCGTACTCCTCGACATATCCACCGGGTCGCGCATCCAGCAACTGGTCGAGGTTCGCCATCGGGAGCGCGGTATCACCACTCCCCTGCGATAGGACGATCGTGCGGGGGTCGGTATTCAGGTAGAGGCTATCGAGGTACTGCCGCCAGAGAGTGGTGTTGATGTTCTGAATGTCCGAGACCGTGTCGGCAATCGAGAGGCCGGACCAACGGTGGGGGACGGGAATCGGAGTGATTGAGGCGAAGGGGTGACCCTCTACCGTGTCCTCAGCGAGAATTGTCGATGCGTAATCGCCTCCGACACAGACCCGCCACCACTCCGAAATCCCATCCCCGTCCCGATCAACCAAGACGAAGCACTCGTAGATCGTTACGGGGCGCTCACTGTCGCTCCGGTCGCCTGTGGAGAACGGGGAAGCGTCATCCTGCGATGCGCGGACGTTGTACTCGCCCAGGCTCCCGCCTGAAGCATTCGATGAGGGGAGCGACTTCACCTGCTGAGGGTCGAACCCCCAGGCCAGAAGTTGGGATATGGTGGTCTCGATGCGCTGGGCAGCGAAGCGGCACGATGTATCGGTCAGGGACTTAGCGTCCCGGTTAATCAGGAAGTTCTCCGGGGCCACGTTCTCGATCTTCACGCGCCCATCATTGGGGCGGCGTACACCCTTGATCGTGAAGCGGAGCAGATTGGGGTCGATGCTCTCCGGGTCCACGTCCTCCGGCAGATCCACCAGTTCCTCGCCCTGCCAGACTTGCTCGGTGGCCTCTTTGAAGTCGAAGTCGGTGTCGCTTTCGAGGAGGATCACCTCCTCCAGGGTCTTCCCCTCGTAGGTCTCAAAGAACCCCTCGCTCGACGTGTCCCAGTAGACCTTGACGATGCCGTTCCGCTGAATCAGCGAGTCCTTCATCATCGTGTAGAGGGCCATGAAACCCTCGTTCTCGTTGAAGACGTAGTTCACCGCATCGGTCGCCTGCTGGGCAACCTCTTCGTCCTCCGGGTTCCGGGCAGTGAACCGTGCCGTCTCGGCACCGCTGGTGAAGATCTCCATCAGGCTGGGCAGCAACTGCTCGACCTGTTCAAATGTGACCCGGCTGATGACCTGGGAGCGTCCCGCACGTTCGTCGCCCCGCGCATTGCCAAAATACTCGTTCAGCGTCTGCCTGCGGGCCTTGGAGAGCTTTGAACCCGTCCACCCTGCACTGCTGTCGATCTCGGATCGGATCACGCCCAGGAGCCTCTGGCTGCCCAGGTAGTCCGGTCGCTCCTCGGCCACCTCTTGCTCGCTCTTCACATCTCCACCGTATCCGACACCCATCAGGTCACCCATCCAGAGGCCACCTTGGGCCGGTTAACTGTTCTCTGCTCTCGCAGTCCCATCGCGAGATAGGTGAAGGCATCCGCCCCATGACTCGCCCAATCGTGGACCGGGGTCGGATGAAGCTCTCCGGTGCGGACGTTCTCTGCCCGGTGCCATGAGCGGAGAGCCTCAAGACCCTTCGCGCACTTCTCTTCGTCGATCCAGCACCGGGGGAGCAGCCTGCGCCCCGCATCAATCCGTTCGTCGATCTCACTGCGCCCGCTCTGCGATACCCGCGGCAGTACCCGGAAGTTGATCCCCAACTCCTGGGCCACCTCCAGCCGGGATCGCCCGGTGCCGAGTTCTCGGACACCGATATCGTGGGGGGCTATATGCTCGCCATACACATACGGCTTGTTCTGAAGCTCGCGGGCGTAGTAGGCGAGACCCTCGCCGCTGTTCTCCAGATAGTCGATGAGGCGGACCTCCATCCCTACCTGCTGGTAGAACCAGACCGATGTGCTGTCACCTACGCCAAGATCCCAGGAGGTTCCCACCTTCACTGCCGGGTCGTATGGAACCTTGCCCACCCGCTTCTCTTCCTCAATCTCGCGCAGCACCTTCCCGAAGATCGCACCCCTGACTGCGGCCACCCGGATGCACTCAAACTCGCGGGCGTACTCCTCGGTTGAGAGGATCGACTCGTTGGAGCGAAGCTCATCCGCGTCGAGGTATCCCGTCTCGCTCGCCTTGTAGATCCTGCGGAACCAGTCATCGCTGGTGCCTGCCGTATCGAAGACCTGACCCAGCGGGCCAGAGACCGCTTTGAATGTCCCAATGAAGTAGGCATCCCCTCGACGGTCGGAGATGGCGGGCCGCACAGCCTCGGTCCATGTCCGCATCGAGCAGAGATCGAACTCATCGAAAATCACAGTGTCGAAGTAGAGCCCGCGCAGATCGTCGCCCTTGCGGTCATTGGAAAACAATCTGATCCGAGACCCGTTCGCGAAGTCGATGCGTAGCTCCGACTCATTGAACTTCAGAAACTCGCGGGGCAGCGTGTTCGTGTACCGCTTCAGTTCATCCCAGAGGATGCTCTTGGCCTGGGAGTAGGTGGGACCGATGAAGGCCCCGCGCCAGTCCGACTTATCAGTTGCCAGCGCCCTGCGTATCAGTTCGTTGGCAAAGCACACAGACTTGCCGAACCGACGATGGCAGACCGCGACCCCAAAGCGATGCGTATCGCAGAGGTCATGGATCGCCTGCTGGGCGGGCCTGGGCTCGTATGGAATTTGGATGGCGGTCATTTCAAGCCACCTAGGGGCTGTTTCTTTCCGCGCTTCCAGATTTCCATCATTTCCACAGACGGATTACCGTATCTCTTGTAGTCCCAATCTTTTGGCACTTGCTTCGGGTCGAAGGAAAACCGATCCACTGTAACCGCTCCATGTCTCCGATACTTCTCGGTCAATGGGTCTTTCGATTTCAAGACGTTGAATGCGTCTAGCTTCGTGGCTCCCCTGTCTATGGCGTCCTCCATCGCAGACATTCCCAGGCCGCTTACCTTCTTGTCTGTGTGAAGAGAGAACAGGCCACCGAAGTCGCCGTCAGTCGCCAGCGTGTACCCAATCTTCCCATCGTCTGACAGGAATGTTCTTGCCCCACTTGCCGTTAGTTCGTCGGCTGAGTAAGGGGTGAGCATCTGAGCCCTGTCCATATTTCCTTGTGCCTTCACATAGTCTTCAGGCGATACCTCTTGGTATTTGATTGAGTCCCAAGCCTTGCGGAGTTCCTTCGTTACCTTCTGGCCCCCGGTCGGCAAATCCCTGGCGTAACCAACGGGCAAGTTCCCCTGCAAGATGTCTCTGAACGTCTCCAGTTCAGTCTTCCCTTGCGCCGAAGCGAGACGCTTCACTACATCGTTGATCTGCTCCATCATGCCGCGTGCATCGGTCACGTTTGTGTCCGCAGCACCGCCCACCCACTGCGAGGCCATCGTTTGCGAGGGAAGCAAGTCATAGGACGGGGCAAGCACATCCTGATGGAATTTCTCGTATGCCTCGGCCTGTGAGTGTGTCGGTGCATCTATGTCCCAAATCGGACGCACCGCGTGCCGATCGGCTGGAGCCGCTGACCAATTGCCCAGAATTGCGTCAGCGAACCTAGGCACCTTGGCGGTCTTCGTGGGATCCAGGGCACCGCCGACTGAGCGCAGACCCACCACTGGGTCTCCGGCCATAACCGCGCTCTGGACCCGCGCCGCCATCGGCATATGGGACTGATACCCAGCCAGGGCACCGATGGGGGAATAAGGTTTAACTCTGTTCGCCCCGCTGCCCGGAAGCGTCAAATTCCCAACCCCGTAGCGGCCTTGGTGTGCGTTCAGCCAGTAAAGGGCGCGCTCCACATTCTTTTCTACATCGCTGACTGGAGAGCCAGCGCCCATGAATCCACCGAATAGCTGGAATACCGTTTCGGCCTGATCTGCTGGGAGTTCGTCATATAGGGCATCACGCAGTGGTGATACGTCATACCAATTCTCCCCCACCTCCCTCGCCCCCGGCTTGTCGATGAGTTCGCGTAGCCTCGCCTCTTTCCCTTCGATCTGGGCACGCGCAACGTCATACCCCTTGCCGGGTGGCCGATCGGTTGCCCTGAAGGGCAGAGGTTTGTTCGTCAGGTACTTGCCCATGCCCTTGTTTTTCGCCAGTTCCCAGGGCGTTGCCAAGAACAGACCCGCTTCCTTCCAAGGTAAGGCGGCGGCACCTTTCAGGACCTTGGCACCACTTCCGAACGGGAGGTCGAGCAACGTGGGCGCAGTAGCCTCGGCCATGAAAGCGCCGCCCGCACTGCCCCCGCCCTCCATGTACTTTTCACGGGCCTGCTCTAGCTTCTGGTTGGATGCTGCTATGCCCGGGGCCCGTGCGTGCCCTCGCGCAAAAGTCGCCTCCGGGTCTGACGCCATACCTCGGCCAGCCATCAACTCGCGGCGCTGCATCTCGCCATGTCCCAGGCCCGCAAGTCCGCCACTAATGCCATACGCGAGTCCTCCGAGTTGCTCGGTCCCCTCCTCGATCTGTCTGCGCCAGTAGTCGAGCCAGTTCTTGGACGGTATGGAACTCGCCCTGCCCTGGGGACCGGAGCCACCCACAAAGTTTCCGAATCCAAACGGTGCCGTCATTGCATCAGCCCGCCCATCGGTTGCTCTTGCTGACTCAGAGCGCCCGCTGCGGCACCGCCACCGATCAGTCCACCGCCCACTTGGAAGAGCGGGAGGCCACGGTTGGCGGGTGGAGCCACGGCGCGCTTCGTCAGGGGGTCTAAAATCTGCCGGGTGATATCCCCGTGTATCCCGTTGCCCATAACAATCTTGGCAGGGCCAAACCCGCCCCGCTTCCCTGGCTCGGGGAGTTTGAACTCATCGGGGAGTCCCATCAGTCGCGCCATCATCCTGGGCGTGACCTTCTTCGTTGTCCCGTCAGGCAACAGTATCCGGGGGGTCGCGTGATCTGAGGCGAGCAGGGTCGGGGAAGGCCCGCCCGCGTTCGCCGCATACGGAACATCTTTCGACGCCGACTCGCCCATCGTGATGATCGGCTTGGACGGGTCTAGGCGTCCGTTGTCCACATACCTCTGAATCCGCCTCAACTCATCCGGCCCGATCTGGCTATCCGGGGCCTCATCGAGGAGGTCCGCGACCGACTCAAACCAGTCCGCTGGCCCGGTCTTCTCGGGCAGGGGCGGGAGTTCGCCGTCCCTCACCGCTCGGAGAATCATCCTGGGTCGGGTCTGCGCCCCACCGTAGTCTGCGGGGTCGATCACATCGACCGAATAGGTGTAGCCCGCATCGTCGAGGGACTTCGTGATCTTGTCCATCATGGGCGTCCCGATGTAGCCGGGCACGTTCTCGACCGTCACCACGGGGGGGCGCGCCTTCTCGACCACAGAGGCAACAGATTCTGCACTCCGCATATCGTCTACTGTCGGCTTCGCTCCCCGCTTGATCTTGGAGAGGTTCTTACAAACGGGGCTGGCGTGGAATAGGTGCGGGTTGGCTTTCGCAACCTCTTCCGGGTCAACGTCGAAGACGCTCCTGGGCTTGTAGTTCGTGCCGTGCGCCTTGTTAAAACTCTCCACGATGGCTGGCATGAACTCAACCGCATGGACGCTCTCCGCGTCTGGCATCGCTCCCTCGACCGTGCCCGTGCCGCTGAAGAAAGACGCGACTCTGGTCTTCTCTGCGCTGGCTTCGGCGCGGGGGGTGGCTTCGACCAGTTTGTCGGCATTGAATACGGCAACCTCTCCCGTGTCTTTCGCGTAGACACCATCTATGCCTGCCGCTCTGGCCTTCGCGTTGAACTCGTCAGCCCATGCGCGATTAGTCTGCACCTCACCGTTCCACGTCGGCACCTCTTCCACGCCCAACTCTTCGGCCAACCTCTGACCACCAGCACGTCGCTCGTCAACCACCCGAATGTTCATTTCACCAAGTCCGAGGCGGAGAACATTGGACTCAGTTCCTGGGCGCATATTCGCGTACTCGCCCGCAATCCTCGGGTCGATGGTCACATAGAGCCCGCGACCAAGTGCCCCAGCATCTCCGTGCCTGCCACCCACGTCCGCAGACAACTCTGCGAGCGAAACCTTTGACCCGGTGCCGTGATAGAACACGAAGCCCTCGGGAGATTGGGGTCGCTCCCCTGGGTTTGCTTCTAGCAAGGCAGTGGGGGCTTCGGCGCGGGGGGTGGGGGCTGTGCCTCGGGCTTGCTTCTTGCCCCAGATCCCCAGCTTCGACTCGATTGCGTCCAGAACCTCCATCAACTCAGGCGGAATGGGAAACTCCTGAACACCTTCCTTCGCGTTTGGGCCGTCGAATATCTCCACCCGGAACTGCCCGGTGGGGTAATCCTCGGCGTAAAGGTGGGCGATAATCTCGGCTGATTGCGTGTTATCAAAGTCTCTCTTGGCAGTGGCTTCTGACATATAATCGAAAATTGGGTGATTGCGATCTCGCTCCCACAGTTCCCAGAGGAAAGTGTCGGATTTCATCCATAGCTCATTATCCGTTTCAATCTTATGGGCCATCTCATGGCGAACGAGTTTTGCCCTCTCCTCTGGAGACATTGAGGCGAGTGCCTCTCGGTTCAGAACTATGTCCGTCTTCCCGGTGGTCACGTCCATGTTCATGGTGCCAATAGTGCGCTCTGGGGTTGTGCCTACTGCGACTGCGGGCTGTGTGGGGGTGCCGCGTAGATCATTCAGCATCGACTCAAGGTCTACGGGTTGGCCCAGCCCACCTGCGGCTGCCTGCTCATCCAGCGGTCCCTTTATGTCAATGTCGGCCTCCTCAAAGGCACGCTCTCCCACTGCCGGGTCTGAGGCTCGACGCTCCGCGTGCTGCTTTATCAGATCAG